ACGAATTGGTGTTTTTAGCTAGAAGCGCCACCCATTCGCTTATAATGGGAATTACAGGATCCGGCGCCGGCCAAGTCACAGTGGGTGGCGCGCATCTTGATGCCAAGTTTAATGTAACCGGCTCGGACATCGATAAATTAATTTCCCTCAAAAGCGACACCGTTAACCCCGCGTTCTATGTGAGCGGCAGTGGAGATCTTTTTATCTCGGGTAATGTTGGTATCGCAACACCTTCGCCCACAGCACCATTGGATGTTAATGGAAATGCTATTCGAATTAGGACCGCTAACACGCCAGCCAACGCTAGTGCTCTCGGTGCTCCCGGAGAGATTCGATGGGATTCAAACTACATTTATATTTGCGTTGCGACCGACACTTGGAAGAGAGTAGCTATTGGCACATGGTAGACATATCATTAAAAATGGATTTTCGAGTGTTTCTGCACTATTTACAATGAAAAACTGTTTTTATAGGAGTTTAATAAATGTCATCTCTATTAGAGCAAGCAATCGTGGACGCGAGCGCTCTTAAAGAAGCGGCCTTGAAAAATGCCGAAGCTTCCGTTATTGAAAAGTACTCTGACGAAGTAAAAAAGAACCTTGATCATATTTTAGAACAAGATGAATTGGGCCTAGGCGCCATGCCAGACATGGGCGCCCCAACTGCAGCACCAGATGCAGATGTTGATGTTCCTCTCGGCGCCGCCGAGGGAGAAGAGCTGTGTCCGTGTCCGGACGAAGGCGAAGAAACCGAAGTTGAAATTAATTTTGATGAACTGGCCGAGACGTTACGTGCCTTAAACGAAGAAGCGGCGGTTGTCTCGGAAGATGACGCCGAAGTCTCAGAAGAAGTAGTTGAAGAGGACGAAGAGCCAACAAGCGAAGCTAAGGTGGATTCTCTGGTCGATGCAATTATGGAAAAGCTCTCCGAAATGGAAGAGCCCATCGAGGAATCTGGTGGTGCCGAATTAGCAGGCTCAGCTGCAGCAACCATTGCTGACAAAGAAGATTTAGAATCCGAAGAAGGTCAAAGCAGCAGCGGAGATTCTGGCGATGATCCCGGCTCTTATGCCGGCGAGGAAGCCGAAGAGGGCCAAACTGAGGCCATCGACGCGCAATCTCTGGTAGATGCCGTTATGGAAAAACTTACAGTCGATACGGGGGCGGACCTGGCCGGATGGGCCGGCCGCTCAGCAGAAGACAAAAAACTTGCTATGGAGAAGGAATTGGCGCATCGCCGAAGCACTGATCTACAGCAAGAATTAGAAGATTTGAAACAAGCTCAAGAAGAATTGGTTTTCGAGAATAACCAACTCACTGAGAAAATTCAAAACTACGATAACGTAGTTGAGCAACTGAAGGAGACCGTCTATGACGTGAATCTTTCAAACGCTCGTTTGTTATACACGAACCGTGTTCTTCGGAACAACTCCTTGAATGAGCGACAAAAAGATAAAATTGTCGATGCAATTTCCAAAGCCGGCTCTGTAAACGAGGCGAAGACTATTTTTGATACTCTTCAAAGCACAGTGGAGTCGAAGCCTAAGCGACGACCAGAAACACTGGGCGAAGCAATCAGGAATCCATCTTCCGTCATTCGAGCTAGCAGAAAGGCGAGCGAAAAGCGCGCTGATCCAATAGCAGAAAGAATGAAAAAATTAGCAGGTATAATTTAATAACAAAAGGAGAAATTAAAAATGGCTGGTATTATCGATAGGTTAACCGAAGGTGTTGTTAACCGAGATATGCGCGCCGAGGGACACGCTCTTCTCTCTAAGTGGGAAAAGACTGGACTTCTTGAGGGTCTTAATTCGGATCGTCAAAAAGGTTCTATGGCACGCTTGCTTGAAAATCAAGCAAAAGAATTACTCCGCGAAAGCTCTAGTATGAGCGCTGGTGATGTTGAGGGCTTTGCAGCTGTCGCATTCCCCATCGTTCGTCGTGTTTTCGCAGGTCTGATCGCAAACGATCTCGTTAGCGTTCAGCCAATGAGCCTCCCAAGTGGACTCATCTTCTTCCTGGACTTTGTGTTCTCGCCCGATGCGGCTGGAGCTACTGAGGCCGGGGTGGGGCAAGCTGGTCGATTAGGGAACACTCGAAACAAGTCCATCTATGGTGGCGATAAGGTTGGTTCGGAGTTAACGGGCGGTCTTGATCTTCTTGGTGCACGCACCCAAGATCTTGCTGGTCCGCGTACTGCGGGCGCCCGTGGTTACGCATATGCTGCTGCAACAGGTTCTACAACCTCGCTCGACGGCGTATTTAAGACCGCTTTCTCTCTTACATCCTCAATGACTGAGGCTCAGAAGAAGCTTATTCTGTATGATCCGGACATTCTTGCCAAGATTACCTCTGGCGGAACCACCGCGACTCATGCAGTAGCTGTTTTTGCAGTTAGCGCTTCAGGCTTTAGTCAGCTGGACAGAGAGAACCTTGCTGCAATCACATGCAGTAACCCGAACACGGCGTTTTCCGCTAGTCTTCAGTCTACGGTTCCTCAGTTAATCCGTCGTCTTACGCGATTGGATCCTGATGCTGCCGACACCGCAAGCAACGCTCAGATTCTTATGACGTATGTTGGCTTGACTGGTTCTAGTACGGATGAAGTTAGATGCAGTTCTGGAAACGCTACCGGTCTCGCCGGTGCTGCCGCAGAAGAAATTGCAATTGACGATGCCATCACTTGTCAGTATCCACAACGGGACAACATTGCCCAGTCTGATACACTTGGTGCTGTTGTTGGTGGAAGCCCATGGGCCCTTGAAGGCGAAGAAGCAATCCCAGAGATCGACATCAAAGTTGACTCGATTGCTGTCACTGCGCTGACCAAGAAGCTCAAGGCTAAGTGGACTCCGGAGTTGGGTCAAGACCTCAACGCCTACCACAACCTTGATGCGGAAGTTGAGTTGACTAGCATCCTTTCGGAGCAGATTGCTCTTGAAATCGATCGCGAAATCATCGCTGACCTCATCAATGGTGCAACCGCTGGTACTTATTACTGGTCGCGTTCACCGGGTATGTTCCTAAACCGCACAACCGGTGCCGAAGTTGGTGCTAGCTCTGCTGCCCCCGACTTCACAGGTACTGTGTCTGAGTGGTATGAGACTCTCGTTGAGACAATCAATGATGTGTCCGCACAAATTCACCGCAAGACTCTTCGTGGTGGCGCTAACTTCATCGTCGTAGGACCTGAAGTCGCCAACATCCTTGAGTTCACCGCCGGGTATCGCGCATCAGTTACGGCTGATGACGAGACTGGTTCTGTCGGTGCCGTTAAGGTCGGTTCACTGAGCAAGAAGTTCGACGTCATTGTTGATCCGTACTTCCTTCGCAACGTGGTCCTTGTTGGCCGACGCGGATCCTCTTTCCTTGAAAGCGGATATGTGTATGCACCTTATGTGCCGCTACAAACTACACCCACAATCTTCGGACCGGAAGACTTCGTGCCCCGTAAGGGAGTCATGACTCGTTACGCGAAGAAGATGGTACGTCCTGATATGTATGGCGTGGTTGTCGTTCGCGGTATCTATGGCGAGTCTGGAGCTACTTCCTAATACATAAACATTTGATATGTAATGGGTACAAAAGCACGCTAAACGTGATACAGAAAGCCCCTGCTTCGAAAGAAGCAGGGGTCTTCTTATATGGAAAACTATTTATTTGCAAGGCAGAGGTTTATCCTTTGTCTTGTCCTATTGTGTTTTTAACATGATTATAAATGGAGGGTTTTAAACTATGGGAACAAAAAGAATAGGCTTGGCGAGAACTCAAGCTTTATTAGAGAATTTAAAAAGAGATCTTGACGTACGTACCTTCAAGAACTTGGAGACAAGAGAGCCTGCAGCTTCGGAGCAGGGACCACACAGTACGCGTGAATCGCCACAACCAGTGTCGTTTACATTTTTGTATAATTCAAGCTCTACGGGCGGCGGCGCAGCCGTGGAATTACAACTGTCGGGCGCGGATGGAAGTTCGCACAACGGCCTTCCGGTCGGCTTCGTTGCAACTCACGGCTTCGTTGAAGTTGTGACTGCACCTACAAGTACTGGCTCCGCAACTATTGCAATTGGTACTGCTGGAACTTCGAACGATCCAGATGGGTTTTTTACCGCCAGTGTGGTTGCCACGTTGCCTGTTAATAAGGTTATTCCTTTTAACGGCGCATTGATAACTAACGCTGCCATGCATGGCGCACAAGCTGCCACGCAAGGATACAGAGTTGTCACAACCGCTGATCCGGTCACACTGTCAATTGGAACTGCTATCTTAACTGCTGGTAAAATGTACATTCATATTCATGGATTTATGTCTAAAGGCTAATTTTCTCTTAATTCCAAAACTAAACCTCACCCCCTGTGGGTGGGGTTTTTCCATTTCAGGCAAAAAAATCAAATATGCCGATCTGCCAAATTTTTTTCGCCTACAATTTTTGAGATTTTCGTTTCTGTATTTTCAAACTACTTATTATGAACAACAAGGAGACCCACCATGGGCAAAAAACGTAGAATTATTTCCACCAACAAATTTAATGGAAAATATGTAAGCCATCCAGCAACCACAGCAAAGGTAGACACGGCATCTCAAGAAGATGCCACCACCGCAGTGAAGCCGGAAGCAGTAGCAATAAAACCAGAAGCAGTCGCGCCGACCACTGTGAAAAACGTAACAATGAAGGAAGTTAAAGCAGAAAAAACTTCAAATTCAACAGTTGCAAAAAAGACCACAAAAACAACAACCACAGCAAAAAGCAGCGCCCCTAAAACTCGGAAAACCAAAACCACATCAAACAAGTCCTGATAAAACGACATAAGACTTGGGCTTTGTGTTTTGGCAACTATTTATTTAGTAGGAGGATCTGTGCGTGCCAGCCAACTTACGACCTATATCGCAAACAAGTGCGGTAATACTTCCATCAACCGGAACATATACTGACGTAGCCAGTTCTGTGCCTTTTGGTATTTATACTGGATCTTCTGACTTTTTATCCGGCGCCACGGCTCAAGTAGGATACGTATATAGAAAATTGGGCGGCGATGTCGTTGATATCGAGATCACGACCGCAAATGTATATGCCGCTTACGAAGAGGCTGTGTTGGAATACTCCTATATTGTAAATCTATATCAGGGCAAAAATATTCTCTCAGATGCTCTCGGGGATACCACGGGAACATTTGATCACAAGGGAGACCTAACAGCAGGCCCTTCGAGCGCGAACTTGAGATTTGCTAAGTTTAAGCTTGCATATGCCAACAGAGTTGGCGACGGCTTGTCTACGATGGCCGGCCAAGGGGGCACCACTCCGTTCTATTCCGCATCGTTCGAAACCGAATCACAAAAACAAGATTACGATATTCAATCTATTATTGAAACCGCCTCGACCTCGGGCGTTGATGACGACGGGAAAGCCGTTGATTATGCCGGCAAAGTAAAAGACAATCGTGTTATAATCGATAAAGTCTTTTATAAGTCTCCGATTGCAATGTGGCGCTTCTATGGATATTACGGCGGCTTGGGCGCCGTTGGAAATTACTCAACTTACGGCCAATATGCTGATGATTCAACTTTTGAGGTGATCCCGACGTGGCAAAATAAGATGCAAGCGATTATGTATGAAGATTCGTTGTATACTAGAACGTCTCATTACTCGTATGAGATCATGAACAATAAAATAAGGCTATATCCAACCCCATCGAATCAGACGTTCTTCACGGGCCACCTTCGTAGAATTTGGGTAAGATTTAGAATCCAAACTGATGCGTGGGAATCGGATAACACCTATGACGACGGTACCGAGGGTGTAAATAACTTAAATACACTGCCCTTTGATAATGTGCCGTATGCCAATATTAACGCAATAGGAAAACAATGGATTAGAAAATTCAGTTTAGCTCTCTGTAAAGAGATGTTGGGCCAAATTAGAGGAAAATTTGCATCCATACCGATTCCTGGAGACAGTGTTACGCTTAATTTTGCGGATCTGCTCTCCCAGGCTAAAGAAGAACAGCAGCAGCTGAAAGACAAACTATCAGAAATGCTGGAAAGCACGGAGTACGCAGAACTGGCGAAAACAGATTCAGAAAAGGTTGCCGCGGCTGAAGAAACTTTACGTAGATCACCGCTAGCGATTTATGTGGGGTAATATAGATGGCATTTGATGATGAATGGTCGCGACCAAAAAACCCGCCTCCTCCGCTTTTCTTAGGAAAGAAAGAAAGAGACCTTGTAAAACAAGTAAACGATGAATTAATTGAAAAAATCATCGGTCAGCAAATTCTTTACTATCCCATTGATATAGATAGGACCAATTTTCATGATGTCTATGGAGAGTCAATCCAGAAAACATTTTTATCGCCTATAAGAGTGTATGTGTTGGTTGATTGGGATGAAAGCGCATCTACTTTCGGGTATGTTGAAGGCCTGCACGTTGACTTTAGTTCTCAGATTGTGGTCCATTTTCACAAAAGGCGTTTATCGGAGGATCAAAATCTCTACACAAGAGTGGGTGATTTCCTTTATTATGGTGATCAGTACTACGAAATCACAACTTTAAAGGAACCAAAGCCATTATTTGGCCAAGTTGATCAGTCTTTTGAGATCACCGCAGTATGTACTAGAGCAAGAGGAAGTTATTTCGATGCCAGCTAAAACTAATCCAAGAGATCAGCCTATAATGATCCCCAAATCGACTCTTGAAACGATCGATCGGGCCCTCTATGAGTGGGTCACAGAAAGCATGGAGATTTCTGCAACATATCCAGACGGCTGGAGGCAGGTGCCTGTTTTGTGGGCCGGCGCTGAAAGAACCTTTCAATCAAAAAATGATGTGAAGCTTAGAGACAGCAACGGAAACATTAATTTACCGGTTATGACTGTGGAAAGAACGTCAGTTAATAAAGAAAAAAAAGGGTCTTATTATAGCAATATTACCGCTGACACCAAAGGGGGCACGTCCAACGCGTTCGTTATAGCAAGAAAAATCAACCCATTGGAGACCACGAAATATTCAGCAGCTAAAAATAGCATTGAAAATACGAAATCCCCCTACTATATTCGAAGAAACAACAACAAGGTGGTTTATGAGACTTATACCATTCCACCCCCGATACATGTCAATGTTTTATATAAGATTCTCATAAAAGCACAGTATCAACAACAAATTAATGAGATCCTCACCCCGATTCTTAAGCACCCGGGCCAAATAAACAGTTTTATCATAGGAGAACAGCCACACAAGTATGAGGCGTTTATTTCGACAGAGTATACCGCCAACAATAATATAACAAGTATGGGTGACGACGAGAAGATGTATGAAACCAGCATTGAGATCAGGGTGTTGGGCTATTTGCTAAACGATGACAAGAACTCAGAGTACTTAGAGGTTGAAAAAAAGCAATCAGTGGTTGAGGTTAGGATGCCTCGCGAAAGAATATTGATTGGAGACAAGCATCCCAATGAAGACGACGGAAGATTTTATAAAGAGTGAAGTGTCTTTTAGATTATATTGTAACTACTTAGATAGTGAGATTTACTGTTACGAAGGAGCCACAAAACCATGGCAGTTGAAAAATTCAAATTTTTATCCCCCGGCGTTTTCATCGCTGAAGTGGATGAATCAATTAGAGATACCCCCCGTCCTGCCGACGGCCCAATTATTAT